ATTTTGGGATTGGCAAGTTTCGCAACCGCCAATAAACTAACCAACAAACAAATGATAAAGGCAATTAAAATATTTAAATATTATCTGAAAGTCGGGGTTTTATAATGGAGAAACAAGAAAAATTTATGTTTTATGAAAACTTTTTGGCCGCGATCGACGCATTGCCGGAAGAACAACGCGCGAAGGCTTGCTATGAATTTTGTAAATATGGCATTACCGGCGTTTTGCCCGATGATGTTTATATAAGGTTTTTTTGCATTGGCGTTTCTGCTTCGGTTCAAAAATATACAGGTCGCGGCGGAAATAATAATCCAACGGGAAAAAATCAATATACAGGAAAAGAGGTCAAAGAGGTCAAAGAGGTCAAAACAGGTCAAAATGGTCAATATGGTCGGAATGGTCAATACGAACAAACAGAAACAGAAACTAAAACAGAAACAGAAACCGAAGCAGAAACCGAAACTGAATCTTTTTCTCTAAAAGAAAATACAAAAAGAAAAGTTGTCCGATTTAAAAAACCGACAGTCGCGGAAATTGCCGCATACTGTCAGCAACGACAAAACGGGATCGACGCGGAACAATTTTACGCTTATTATGAAAGCAAAGGTTGGAAAATCGGCAGGAATACGCCCATGAAGGATTGGAAATTTGCCGTTATAACATGGGAAAAACATAAACAAAAAAACACGTTTTCAAAGCCAACAAATAGTTTAACCGATGAAGACGACGGCAGAATGTCGCCGGAACAGGAAGAAGCGTTTTGGAACGCCTGGAATACCGAGGCCGAAAAAATAAGAATTGAAGCCATGCAACAACAAAAGGAAGGTGAAAAATGAAGCAATCCGATGATATATTCCGATTATCTGATTTATTCGGCGTGTTTGTATTTTTAATCATAATTTCGATTATTGCGATAACAGACGCAATATCAGACAGAAAAAAGGAAAATCGCAAATGAAAAAACAAGAATTGATGACGGACGACGTGAACGCCTTAATTCACAGAATTGAATTAAATCCGAAATTGAACGCCTTGTTTGTAAAGCTATTTGCGCTTTACGGCTTGCCAAAATGGTTGACGGAAAAAAAGCCGTTTCAAGACCCCGAAATCTTAATTGAAGAATGGGAAAAACTTGTCGCCGATTATGACGATTTGGACATTATGGAAGCGTCCAACAAGTTGTTTAAATTCAACAAATTAAAATCATTTCCGACGGCGGCGCATATTAAAGCCGAATTGCCCGATGACGCAAAGATGATAAAACACGAAGCGAAAAAGGCGGCATATTTTAAACCATCTGAATTAATCCCGTTTTGGGATAAAGCCATAACATTTGCGGCGGTTTTAAATATGTTTCGCAATCCCGATAAAACCAAAGACGCCGAAGCAGACGACATAAGGAAGCGAATGTCTGTAACTTGTTTATTATGGGCGCAACAGCGGACATATAGAGCAATGCGGAAATATTTGTCGAACGAACCGCGAATTGATGATTTATATGAAAATCCAGTTGAAAAATTTGTTTATTGCTTCAAGGCCGGCGTTTTTGATAAAATACGGGAAAAGATAAAACAAAATCTTTCCGGCCAGTTTGAACCGCAGGACATAACCGAGGAAGCATAACAACGAAAGAACAATGAAATGGCAGATGTATTATACATAATCGGCGACGGGTCAAAATACGACAATGCGGAATTAAAATATTCTTTGCGTTCTTTGTCGAAATACGGCCGGAATTATGGCCGCGTCTTTATTACGGGAAAATGCCCCGATTTTGTTAATCGGGATCGGGTCATCTTTACGCCGGAAATCGACATTGGCCGGCCGATGATAAATCATTGGTGGAAGGTTTTTCAGACGTTTTGGAAAACTGAAATATCGGAAAAAATCGTTTTAATGTATGACGACGTTTTTTTGACGCGGCCGGTTGATTTATCGCATTATCCTTGGTATTATCGCGGCGAATTACCGCATGATAAGCCGCATGGCGAATACGGGAAATGTCTGTATGCGGCAAGGTTACAGTTGGAAAAAGACGAAATCAAAACGCAACACAATTTTGAATGTCATTGCCCGTGCGTTTATCAGCGCAAAATGTTTTTGACGTTTTCGCCGTTATACGACGCCTTGAAACTTTGCGAATCGCCGCCGGCCGTCCGTTCCATGTATGCGAATACTTGGCTTTGCGCTGATAACCATATTAAATTCCGTGATGATCTGAAAATTCGCGCATTTGTTAAGGATTTGCCCGCCTTGATTGCGGATCGTGATTGTTTTTCGATTGCCGATGATTGCTTTGAAGGTTCGGTCGAAGATTATTTGAAATTAGAATTTCCCGAAAAATGCGAGTTTGAAAGATGATAATTGTTTATTGCCTTGATGAAAATTACCGGCGTTGGACGGACATTTCCATTAAATCTGTCAGAAAGTTTAATCCCGACGCAAAAATAATCCTTGTAACAGAAAAGCCGATGTCGATGTGGCGGGACGATATACAGAATTTTATTATTCCGTTAAATCAGCGTTTCCGCAATAAAGGGCAACGCGACAGGATAACGAACGCCGCATATTTAAAGCTATTTTTGCCCGAAATCGCGGCCGACAAAATAATTTATCTTGACGGCGACACGGTTATTCAATGCCCTTTGAAAGAATTGTGGGATATGCCTTGCAAGTATATAAATCTTTGCGAAAGTCACGATTTCGGCAAATTACAGGCAAAAGCCATAAACTCCGAAAAATACGGCTTGACGGGAATGATGGTTATGAATTTAAACGCGCTGCGGCAAGTTAAATTTACGGAAAAATGTTTGGAAGTTGAAAGTTCAGGATTTACGCCGGAAACCGGATGGCAACACGACGAAACTTGCATAAATGTTGCCATGAAGGATTATTTGTCGTTTATACCCGTTAAGTGGAATTATTGTCGCGGCCGTGATTATTCATCAGAAAACACAATCCCGACGGAACAGGCGAACATTTTACATTTCATTGGCCGAAATAAAAACGATATGCAATTAAAACCGTCATGGGATAATATTACGCCGATAAAAAAAGCGATATGCGGGAAATCGGTCGCAATCGTCGGAAATGCGGCCAGTTTGTTTGATTTTAACTATGGCGAGGAAATCAATACCCATGATTTTATTATTCGTTTTAACAAGGGATTTATAACGCGGCCGGAATGTCAAGGAACGCGGACAAATTGGTTAATTTGCGCTTGTTTATTGAAGCCGGAAGAAGTCCGCAGTTATAACGCGGATTTTATGGCGAATCGGTCAAGTAGTTATATAAATCCTTTCAATTTCACGTTGTCAAATCGGGATCGCATGACGTTAAAAGCGCGGATTGGCCGGCAACCTTCAACGGGATTTATGGCGATTGATATTTGTTTAACCGCAGGCGCGAAAAATATTGATTTATACGGTTTCGATTTTGAAAAGACGCCGACGTTTTATAATCCAATCGGGTATAAAACAGATCACGATTATAGACGGGAACGGGAAATTGTGTTACAATATCAAAACGCCGGATTATTGAATATAAAGGGGAAATAATAAAAATGGCAAAAAAGAAGGAAGCCGAAGCGGAAAGCACGGCCGAAAATGAAATTGAAATCAAGTTTGACAAGCGCAATTACAGAATCCATAACGATAAAAACAAGGCTTTAATTGCCAAAAGTTTGGACGAATGCGGCGCGGGTCGGTCGATATTGATTGACGCGGACAATGAAATAATCGCCGGAAATGGTGTTTATGAACAGGCCAAAAAGAAAGGGTTAAAAGTTCGCGTTGTCGAAACAGACGGCACGGATTTAATCGCGGTTAAAAGAACCGATTTAAAACCGCAAGATATAATTCGGAAACAGTTGGCAGTCATGGACAATTCAACGTCGGACAATTCTGTTTTCGATTTCCCGTTATTACAGACGGATTTTTCCGTTCCAGAATTAAAAGATTTTGGCGTTTTATTTCCCGATTCCGATGATGTTATTGACGTGGAAGCGACAGAACATAACGAAGAAAGTAAATATACGCGAAAAATAACCGTTCCGATTTATGAAATAAAAGGCGAAAAGCCGACAATAAATCAAATGATAGATACAAGCAAGGCCGACGAATTAATTAAAAAAATCGAAAAATCTGAATTGCCGGAAATATCAAAAGAGTTTTTGAAAAAATGCGCAACGCGTCTTTACGAGTTCCGATATGATTATATCGCGGAATATTACGCCCACGCCGATAAAAACGAACAGGAATTAATGGAAAAATTGGCGTTGGTGATTATTGATTTTGAAAAGGCGATTGAAAACGGTTATGTCGAATTAAATAAATTTATCGAAAATACCTTTATGGACGAAAACGGGATAAAAGAACAATGATTGACAGGAAAAAACGGGCGATTTTCATTTTAACGTATAAAAGAAGCGGAAACGTCATTACATACAAAAAATTGAAAGAAGCGAAATGCAAAGAACAAATTTATTTCGTCGTTGGTGATGATGATCCCGAATTGGAACAATATAAAAAAATTTACAAGGAAAAAATTATCGTTTTTTCCAAATCTGAAATCCGGCCGGAAGTCGATTTATGCGATAATTTTGAAAAGACAAAAGCCGTTGTTTATGCAAGGAATCAAGTTTTTAAAATCGCCGAAAATCTTGGCCTTGATTATTTTTGCGTTCTTGACGATGATTATACAAGTTTCCTATACAGAAGGCCTTTTGGAAATGTTTTAAAAGGTTTCCAAATGAAGGATATACAAAAGCCTTTTGATTATACGTTTGATTATTTGGCAAAAACGAAAAATCTTGATTGTTTGGCATGGTCGCAGGGGGGGGATTTTATCGGTGGCGCAGAAAAATATTATAGGGATATTGGGAAGCACAAAATCATGAATGTTTATTTTTTCAAAACCGACAGAAAAATAAGATTCATGGGAAGTATAAACGAGGATTTGAATGCAAGTGTTTATGAAGGATCGCGCGGAAAAGTTTTTTTTACAATATTTGACGCATCAATAACTCAGAAAATCACGCAAGAGCAAAGCGGCGGTTTAACTGATTTATATTTGGATTTGGGAACGTATATTAAATCATTTTATTCTGTTATCGTTGCGCCGAATTGCATTAAAATTTCATCTATGGGAAATAAAGATTTGCGCATTCATCATAAAGTTGATTGGAAAAAAGCCAGTGCGATGATTATTCGGGAAAAATACAAAAAAGTATAAAACAATGGATAAAAAAATTAAATGGGAACAAGAGGCGTTGGAAGTCCTTGAAGCGAATAAGGACATTTGGAAAATATCTGATTTGGCGGATCAGATGGGTTTGGCGCGTTCAACATTTTATTTTAATAAATTGGACAAATCGGACGCTATAAAAAAAGCATTATTAAGAAATAAGCGTTATATAAAACGCGTAATGCGATCCGGTTGGCTTAAAAGTAAGAACGCAACGCTTCAATTGGCTTTGTATAAATTACTGGCAGACGATGACGAATTGCGCCGGTTAAATAATAAAGAAGATAATCCGCAGGACGGCGACGGGAACGGCATTTTAGAAAAATTATTAAAAGCCAATCTTGACATTCAGCAGAAAAAGGCCAAAAAATGAAGGCCAAAAAAATCGGGTTAAGTCAAAAACAATCGGATTTTTTAACGGCCAAAATGCGACGTCTTAACATTTTGGAAGGTTCTGTCAGATCGGGAAAAACATTTATTTCATTGCCGAAATTCGCGTTATTTATTAAGCAGTCGCCGCCGGATTATGAATTCTTGATGGTTGGGAAAACAATCAATTCATTAAATCGAAACTGTCTTAATCTGATGGCGTCGATTATCGGTTCAAAAAACTTTCAGTTTTCCTTGTCAAAGAAGGAAGGCGTTTTATTCGGGCATACTGTTTATCTTGAAGGCGCAAACGATGAAAAGGCTTTCACAAAGATTCAAGGCATGACGTTGGGCGGCGCGTATTGTGACGAAATATCGAATTATCCCGAATCTTTTGTCCGTATGCTTCAAAGCCGTTTATCGTTGCCAAAAGCGGCGTTAATTGCGACTTGCAATCCCGACAATCCGAATCATTACATTAAAACCGAATTTATTGACAATTTGAACATTGACATAAAGGTTTGGAAGTTTTTACTTGATGATAACATTTTCCTTGATAAAGGTTACGTCGAAAACATAAAACGCGAATATTCCGGCGTATTTTACAAACGTTATATCCTTGGCCTTTGGGTTGCCGCCGAAGGCGTTATATTTGAACAATTTGCCAATGACGCGGAAAAATATATTCTTGATGAATACGACGTTACAAAAATCGGCCGTATTATGTTCGGGATTGATTGGGGCGGAAATAAATCGAAAACAACCTTTGTTTTGTCGGGCATGACAACAGACGCAAAACCGAAAATAATCGTTTTGGCAGACAAGAAAATCGGCGGGGAAAAAGGAACGATTGATCCCGATTTTATTTATCGTGAATTTATAAATTTTGCCCGTGAATTATTGCCGATATACCGCCGGTCGCAGGTCGTTGGCGTTTTTTGCGATTCAGCCGAACAATTACTTATCAACGGCCTTTATAAAGCCGTTGTCAGTTCCGGCCTTAATTTAAAGGTTGGCGATTGCGACAAATCGACGATAAAAGCGCGGATTCTTTTCAAAAACTCTATGCTTAACACAGGTCGTTATTTTGTTTTAAGGCGTTGTCAGAATGTCATTAATTCGACGATGACGCAAGTTTGGGAAGCAGACGCGGCCGATGACATACGTCTTGATGATGGGAGCGTCGATATTGACACGGCCGACGCCGAAGAGTACACTTGGACAAGATTCATTCCAGAATTGCAGGGGTAAAAAACTATGATTGAAAAGATTATCGAAAAATTGACGTCGTTCCTTGGTTATGAAATACGGGTCGGCGAATATTACAATAAAATCGACGAATGGAAACAATGGTATAACGGTTTTGTAAAGGATTTCCATTTATCCAACGAGCAAGGCCGGCCAGTTAAAAAATATACGCTTGGCATGGCGAAAAAAATCGGCGAGGATTATTCCGCGTTGGTAGTCAACGAACAAACGACGATAAAAACAGACGATAAAAAGGTTTTGGATTTTTTAGTTGGCGACGACGAAAACAACGGCGGCATATTTAAAAAAATAAACTTTTGGAAAAATCTGAATGATTATTGTGAAAGAATGTATGGTTACGCCGGTTCGATTGCCGCAATCGTGGGAATGAATAACGCAGATGTCGCCGGTCGGGAAATCAGCGGCGACGATTACACGGTCAGATTTTGCACGTCCGAACACATAATCCCGTTATCATGGGACGGGTCGGATATTTCCGAAGCGGCTTTTTATTCTGTCAAATCAGTTCGCGGAAATGTTTATGTAATTTTGGAAATCCATACCAAAGAACCGACGGGCGGTTATAAGGTACAAAACAAGATTTATTTATTGAAGAACGGCGAATTGGCCGAAACAGGCGCGGCGGTTTTAGATCAGTTTTCATTGGCCGAATTTGTTAATTTTCCGTTTAAGCCGTTTTCTATTTGCACGGCCAACATTTCAAATAATTTTGTCGAGGGTTTTCCGCTTGGGATTCCAGCGATTGCCAACGCGCTTGACGAAATAAAGAATTGCGATATTTATTTTAATAATTTTGCGCAGGACGGCGCATTGGGCAAAAAAAGGCTTTTCATTTCGGAAGAATTTGTCGAAACGGAAACTATAACAGACGCGCAAGGGAACATAAAACGCCGGCCGATAAATCCCGAATATTCGCAATCGCCTTTTTACGTTATGAAAAAAGACAATATGTTAAATGGCGCGGCGTCGGCCTTATGGCAGGAATTTAATCCCGTTTTGCGCGTTCAAGAGAATCGCGAGGCAATACAGACGGCTTTAAATCTGTTATCTTTTAAAGTTGGGTTCGGAAATCAGTTTTACGTCTTTAATGACAATGCGGCCAGTTATGTCACGGCAACGCAGGTTCGCGCGTCAAATATGCCGTTGACGTATAACATAAACAAGCAAAGGACGCCGTTTTGGCGGTTTATTCAAGATATTTGTCACGCCTTAATTGGTTTGGCGAATACGCAAAGAGCAGGATTGAACGCCGACGCGGATATTATCGTTAATTGGGACGATAGTCTGTTATCCGATCCCGTTTCTGAAAAGGCAAGCGATATGCAGGCCGTAACAATCGGAATCATGACGGCTTGGGAATTTCGGGTCAAATGGTACGGCGACACGGAAGAAGAAGCGAAAAGGATAATCGCCGAAGAAAAAAGCAGTTTGTCGGCCGGAATAAATGATCTATTTAATAATCCGGCGGCCATGATTACGGGCAACAATAACAATAACGGATAATAATTGCCATGCTTTCGGCCGCTTATCTGTCAACAGTTCCCGACAACGTTTTGGCGTTATATTTACAGCTTGAAACGGATATTTTATGCGATATTGCCCGCCGGTTAAAAAAAGCGGGCAGAATGACAGATACGGCCTTATGGCAAGCGAAAAAATGGGAAGAATTGGGCGCAAGTCGTGATTATGTCGCAAAACGGATCGCGCAGACGTTGAAATTATCTGAAAAGGAAGTTGTTAAAACCTTCAACGAGGCTTGTTATAAGTCCTTAAAGAAAGATGAAAATATTTATTTGCGGGCAAAAGACGCGGGAATTTTGCCGTCGGCCGTTCCCGTTAATGCGGCGCAAGGCATTAAAAGCGGTTTAACATTGGGCGCATTAAAGACGGAAAACACGCTTGAAAACTTAACGGAAAGCATTGGACAAGTCGCGTTCGGAAATCTGTCAACGTATCTTGACCGCGCTTTTATGCAAATAGAATCCGGCGCGTTTAATTATCAGCAAGCGATAACAACAAGCGTAAAAGCGTTGGCGCGGGACGGTTTAAGGTGGATTGATTACGAAAGCGGGCAAAGGATTTCCATTGAAGCGGGTGTCAGACGGGCGGTTTTAACCGGCGTAAATAAGACGGCCGGCGAATTGTCGATGGTTTATGCTGAAGAATGCGGGAGCGATTTAGTCATTACAAGCCAACACATGGGCGCAAGGCCTTCTCATGCGGTTTGGCAAGGCCGCGTTTTTTCGAGGTCGGGAAAGAGTAAAAAATATCCCGATTTTGTTAAATCGACGGGATATGGCGACGTTCAAGGATTATGCGGCGCGAATTGTCGGCATTCGTTTTCGCCTTATTTTGAAGGGTTAAGTTTGAAGCCGGACGAAAAAATCGATCTTGAAGAAAACGCCGAGCAATACGAATTAGAACAGGAACAACGGTATAATGAAAGACAAATCCGGCTTTATAAACGTGAAGCGATGGTTTTCGACGCGGCAGGAATTGACAATTCTTATGCGGTTGGCAAGGTTCGAGAATGGCAAGCTATACAGAGAAGTTTTATTGCCAATCATGACGCATTACACCGCGACTATTTCCGCGAAAAGGTGGAAGTATAACAAGCGTATTGACAGAAAGCGCAAAAACGAATAAAATAACCTTGTCTTTGGCGCATGACGTTTAAATTTGCGCAAATGTTAAATTGTCGGAGTGAACCGACGTTTAAATCAAATCTTAACATTAAATCAGCAGAAAGCAGAAAAAGGAATAAAAATGGATTTTTTAAAAGATGTTTTCGGGGATAAAACTTTAACCTTTGCCGAATTTACGCAAGCGGTAAATGAAAAGAAAATGAAACTTGTAGATTTGTCGGCGGGCGGTTATATTTCCAAAGAAAAATTTGACGCGAAAATGGACGAATTAAAAGCCGTTCAAGACGCGTTGAAGCAAAAAGACGAAGCGTTGAAACAATGGGACGGCGTGGATTTGGCAAAGATGAAAGCGGAAAACGAGGCCGAAACGGCAAAATTGAACGCCAGAATTGCCGATTTGCAAAAACAGAACGCCATTGATACGGCTTTACTTGGCGAAAATATACAAGATTTAAAAGCCGTGAAGGCGTATATTGATTTTGACATTGTGAAGGTCGGCGAAAAAGGCGATTTAACCGGTTTGAAAGAACAGGTCGAAAAACTGAAAACGGAAAAAACATTTTTGTTCAAATCTGAAAACGGGGAAACGACGCCGGAAAATCAGCCGAAGAAGTTGACAACGGGCGTTTCTCATGATAACCAACCTCATGTCGGGGCGTTGTCTTTAAAAGATGCAGTTGCCGACAAGTTAGGTTTTAATCGGTAACAATTATTTTTTATGAAAGGAAAATATCACATGGCTTTAACACTTGCACAAATTAAGCCGTTATCGCAGGACAAATTAGTTCAAATGGTGATTGATGAATTTCGCAAATCGCCTTTACTTGGCATTTTGCCTTTCGACAATACGGTTAAGCCGCAGGGCGGCACGACTTTGGCGTATGTTTACAACAGAATTACAACGCAACCGACGGCGGCCGGCCGCGCTTTAAATTCTGAATATACGGCGCAGGAAACAAAAACAACCGCATACACGGTTAATTTAAAACCGTTTGGCGGATCGTTCCAGATTGACCGCGTTTTGGCGGCCGATGAAAACGGACAGGTTGTCGATAATATTACTTTCCAGATGCAACAGAAAGTAAAAGCAACCGAGGCCGTATTTAACGACTTTTTCATTAATGGCGATAGTTCCGGCGCGGATTATTCCTTCGACGGAATCGACAAAGCTATTAAAGACAGTTCGACGGATATTGACGTTAATATTGATTTGTCGACGGCGGCCAAAGTGAAAACGAATTGGCAAGAGTTTCTTTATAATTTGCGTATGTTCAAGGGCAAATTGATGAAAGAACCCGACGCATATTTGGTTTCAAATGAGATGTATTCTGTATTCCAGACAATCGCCGATTATGCGCACGGATTCAGCACGGAAACCAAAGACGAATTTGGCCGTGAAGTATTTAAATATGGCGAAAGCCGTATTATTAAAATGGGCGACAAAGCCGGTTCGTCAAATCCGATTATCGCAACCGACGGAAGCGGAAAAACCGACATTTACGCGGTTTGTTTGGGAATGGACGGCGTTCACGGCGTTTCGCCGACGGGCGCGGGCGTTGTTAATACTTATTTACCCGATATGACAAAGCCCGGAGCAGTTAAAACCGGCGAAGTGGAAATGGTCGCGGCCGTTGCCGTAAAAGCAACAAGGGCGGCGGGCGTTTTGCGCGGCATTAAGATTTTAACGCCGAGCGCAAGTTCCTAACCGATAAACAGGGACAAGGCAAGGGCGGTTGAAATATACCGCCCGAAACTTTAAAAAGACGGGATTTAAAAACATGGCGGTCGTTTCAAAAGAATATTATAACGGTACTTATGGCGGGATTATCATTTCAGACGATACCGAATTTGAAAAGTTATCAGCGCGGGCGGAAGGTATTATTGACGCGTTCGCGCAATCGGAAGTTTTGAATTGGAAATATGCCGAATATACCGCCTTGAAGGATATTGACGCAAAAATAAAAACGGCGATATGTCAGGAAATAGAGGTTTTATATCATAGTAACGGAATGCAGGCCGTCACCGGCGGCGCGGATTGCGGACAAGTTGAAATGTTTGGCGGCGTTCCTTTGGCCGTCACGGCGAAACAAAACGTTTTGCAAGTCCTTTTAGAAAAAAATATCTTGTATAAAGGGGCGTAAATCATGGCGACAAGTACGAAATATAAAGGAAATCCTTTTATCAGCAGACGGGAAAGAACGGCGACGATAACGATTTATAATCGTTTGGCCGATGAAGTAAATAAAAAGGCCGTTTATGTTTCAAGGGTTTTAGAACGCGTTAAAATCGAAACGGTTAAAAATAACGTTTTTTCGACGGCCGGAAGTAATAACGATTATTCATGCCGTTTATTTATAGAATTGCGCGACGGAAATGCCGGTTATCAGAAGGCGACGGATTGGACAGGCGCAGACGCGGAAAAATGGACGATACAAGCAGGAAAAGATTATTTTGTATATATTAATACAAAATTTATGATTTCGTCTGTCACGGAGCAAAAAAACGTAAATAACGAGATTGATATTTTGGAAATTTTGGCAAAGTAATGAATAAAAGCTATTTGAACACGACGGGAATAAAAACAAAGATGAAAGGCGCGACGGCGTTGGCGCAATATCGCTTTTCCGCGGCCGTTTTGGGTGATAGCAACAGATTTATTCCGATGGACACGGGTATATTGAAGGCAAGTGGAAGGTTAGAAAACAATAACAAACAAGTCGCTTGGAATACGCCATACGCGCACAGGGTTTATAATTTGGACGAAAGCAATATCAGAAAGAATAAAAATCCGAATGCGAAGCCGCGTTGGTTCGAGTGGGCAAAAAGTCTTAATTTGAAAAACTGGTTATTAATCGCAGAAAGAACAATAAAAGGAATGTTTTAATCATGTCGGAAGTATTTATTGCAGATAATCAAGTTTTGGACGGTTTGGCCGATTTTTTGAACGGCCTTTTTCCGTTTAATAATTTCGGCATGGCAAAAATCGAATTGGAAATGACGGATTCAAAAACGCCTTCATGCGGGATATTTGCCGAAACGGGAAGTTTTAAGGACGTCGTTAATATAATCGGCGATTGGGATTGCAATTTCCGCTTTCGGATTGATTTCAAGGCCGATGGCAATTCGACGGCCGACAGAGTTTTATTTTCAGCTTTTTTTGACGAATTGGCAAAGTTTTGGGAAAGTCAAACTTTGTCAGGATTGCAGGGATTGAACATTGGCGCGAATCGAAAGCCGATAAAATGCGAAATGGTGACAGTTCCGGCAAAGGTGAGCGTGGACGCGGAAAACAATCAAGTATTTTCAGCTTTCTTTAATTTACTATATAACGAAACAAGGGGGGTATATAATTATGACTAGAATTGCAGGAAACGTCATGAAATACGACGTTCTTTTTTATGCCAACACTTCGCCGATTTCGACGCCTTTATGGTCGTTGATTGGTAAAGGTGTTAGCACGTTCGACGGGGCGAGCAATCCCGAAACCGAGGACGTTCAATACATTAATGAAAAGACGAAAACGACAACAACAAAATCGTTAACGCCTTCTTATACGATGAATATGGACGTTATTCACGGCGACGCTTTCAATGATTTTATGTATGATATGGCAAAGGCACAAAAGACAAATCAGAAAATCGAAATCGTCCGCGTGGAATTGAAAAATCCCGATGGCGGCGTCAATGAATATTCAGCGCAGAAGGGAACGTATGGCGTAACAATCGACAGTTTTGACGGCGGCGCGGGTGGTGATAAAGTCACGATTGGCGCGACGTTTAAGCAGGAAGGCGCGGTCGTTGACGGTTTATTCAATATTACGGCCGGTTCGGAATCATTTACGCCGGAAAGCGCAAGTTCTTAATGGCAAAGGGATTTAACCGATGACAAAAAACTTTGTTTATAATGCCGAAACGTTTAACATTTGCGTCAATGGCAAGAATTATGAGGTTAATACGTCAAAATTGATCTTGATTCAAAAAATGCAAACGTTATGCGAAAAGGCGGCCGGAGCGGATAAAAGGGAAATCATAGATTTTATTGACGCGCTTTATGATTGTTTGAATAAAATCTTGGGAAAAAGCGTTTTTGATGAAATCTTTAATGACAAGTTATATGATTTAATCTTTTTAACTGATTTTTGCGTCTATTTGGCGCAAGAAGCCGCGCCGCATTTTTCGGCAATTAATAAACGATTTGCGGATATTTCCGCGAAATATAGCAAGGACAATCTGAATGAATCTGTTAATTCACCGATTGCCGACAAAGGATAAATACGGCCATGAAATAAAAACCAGTTTCCGAAACTGGATAAATTTTCAGCTTGCCATGAATGACGACGCCATGAAGGACGATGAAAAAATCCTTTGTGGCGTCAATTCTGTATATGATTTGCGGCCGGATTTCGACGATAAATATATTTTAGAACGCGTTGACGGGGCGTTATCCTTTTTAAATGGTTGGCAAACGCAAATAAATGAAACCGCCGGAACGCGGGAAAGGGTTTTAGATTTTAATATTGACGCGGCGCAAATATACGCGTCGTTTTATATGCAATATGGCATTAATTTAACCGCGGCGAAATTGCATTGGTACGAATTTATGGCATTATTGACGAATTTAAAACAGGACACGCCCATGGGTTACATTATGCAGATTCGCGGTTGTAAAATTGAAGGCACGAAAGAACAACGCGAGTTTTTGCAAAAACAGAAAAATTTATATAGAATAGACTTTATTGAATACGATCCGCAGGAAATCGTTAAAAAATACATGAAAGAGGTTTAAAGCCATGGCAGATGGAAGAATTGTTATTGACACCGACATAAACGTTGATGATTTCAACAAATCTGTCGACAAAATGGAAAAATCGTTTAATCAGTTTGCGAAAGATACCGACAACACGTCAAAAAGCCTTGGGAATAAAATCGTTTCCAATCTTTCGGGAGCATTTAAGACGTTGGCGGTTGCTATAACCGGCGCGACAGCGGGCGCGTTTGCATGGGTAAAAGCGGCGGCCGCGGCGGGTGATCGCGTTGATAAGTTAAGCCAAAAAATGAATCTGTCCGTTCAAGAATTTCAGGAATGGGATTATATAACAAAACAATCGGGAACGTCGATGGAAGCGTTGTCGATGTCGATGAAAACATTGGCGGTTCAGGCGGAAATGAACGGCAAGGCGTTTGAAACTTTGGGAATAAACGTTAAAGATAGCAACGGAAATATAAAAGATCAGTCAACACTTTTCAAGGAAACATTGGGCGCATTATTCAAATATACCAATCAGACGGAACGCCTTGCCGTTGCCAGTAAAGTTTTCGGACGCGGGGCGCAGGAATTAGCACCGATTTTAAATGCCGGCGCGTCTGAAATCCAAAATTTGCAGCTGCGGGCGCATGAATTGGGTTTGGTTATGTCGTCGGAGGCGGTCGCGGCAAGCGTCAAGTTTGGCGATACATTGAACGACCTTGTCAGTTCGATACGGAACGGATTTTATAAAGCGATTCAAAACGTTTTGCCGCAGTTAAAAGAAGTCGTTGACAAATTTATTGAAGGCACGAAGGAAGGCGGCAAATTGCGCGAAACATTTGAAAAAATGGCGCAAGGTACGGTTTTTTTGATTGAAACCGTTTTACCGGCCATAATTGACGGCTTTGGTTGGTTAATTGATAACGCGGAAATGGTCGTTGCCAGTTTGGTCGCGATAAAATTGGCCTTGATTGCGTTGACGTATAGCAATCCTTTTACCGCGATTGCGCAGGTTATAGTCGCGGTTCTTATTCCGGCGTTGACATATGCAGTACAAAATTTTGAAAAAGTCAAATTATACGGCGAATTGGCGGCGAAATCTGTCATGTTAGCATTTGCGAGTTTGGCGCAATGGATCGGTGACAAGTTAATGGCGGTTATTCAGGGTTTATATACAGCTTTGTCAAAAGTTCCTTTCATTGGCGAGCAATTTCAGGAAACCGTTGATTATATAAAGGAAATCCGGCAAGTAAATGAAGAATGGGTTGACGGGATCGCGGCCGGCGTCGAAGCGACGAAAGAACAAATAAAAGCCTTGGACGATGAAAAGGTTATCATGAAGGAAATCGTCGATTTGACGCATAATACAAAAAAAATGGAATTTACGCCGCCGAATGCCTTAAAACAGACAAAAGATTGGTTGGAAAAAATCGGCCAGTTATTAGATATTGATTTCGGCAAAGTAAATGATTTTGAAACGTCTTTACAAAAAGGATTCGGGGAAGGAATACAGGCAGGATTGAAGTCCGCAGTACAAGGTTTTGAAGCAATCGGCGAAGCGTTATATAAAGGGGAAAACGCTTTTAAAGCCTTCGCAAAATCGGGAATTTTAGCGTTGGCCTCATTACTGGACGCAATGGCGTATAAACTTATGGCAGACGCGGCCGACGCATTATTTGACGCAACAAAACGAGGCGAGGCGGCGACGGGTTTTGCATACGCGGCCTTATTAAAAACGGCAAGTGGCGTCATTAAAGCAAGCGCGGGTTCATTTGCGCATGGTGGAATCGTCGGCGGGTCATCTTATCACGGCGATAAATTGACGGCGAATGTAAACAGCGGGGAATTGATTTTGAATGAAGCGCAACAAGGAACGCTTGCAAGGTCATTGATGGCAATTCAAAATTTTATGGGAACGTTATCAGCGGGCGCAAGTTCGGCCGGAATTACTGTTAATGTGATAAATAACGCCGGCGCAGATGTTCAGACGCGGGAATCGACAGACGAAAACGGCCAAAAATATTTGGACGTTTATATTGAAAATAAAGTCGCCGGATTTTTAGGATCACAAAAAGGAAACGCTTTTATGCAAAATACTTTTGGAATTTCAGCTTTGGGGCGGAGGTACGGTTAAAATGGAAGAAACTTGGTTAAGCAGTATTAATACAAGGGTTATTTTGCCTTATACGCAAAAACCGCGGGCATATTTAGTTGTTGAAGATAACGACGTCGGAACGCCGAACGTCCGCAATCGGTCAACGGCCGTTAATATGTTTCATCAATTTAAAATGCGGTTCAATAAGGAAGAATGGGAAATCTTAACACAATGGGTTCAATATAATTTGGCAAATGCGGCCTTGCCTTTTTATTTTCCGAATCCCGTAACGGGACAAACGACGTTAATGCGGTTCGCCGTCGAAGAAATGAATAATAATTGGTTTAATAATCTTTCTTGGACGTTCGATTTTGTAACGATTGAAACGATTATGCAGGAAGTATAAAAGCCATGACGACAAATTTTTTTCTTGATAAATTCAAAAAAGGTTGCACGCCGATTTTGATAAAAATATATCATGACGATTTGGCAGAACCGTTATATTTAACCGACAATAACGAGGATTTAACTTATAACGGCATAACATATAAAAGGGCGTTTTTTAATATAACCTTGCCGGAAGTTACGAAGGACAGCATGGGAACGGCGACAATCGAAATCGGATGCGTCGACCAACAATTAATTGAAATAGTCAGGGAATTGCAAACGCCCCCGAATATTAAATTTGTTGCTACTTATCTTGAAGAAGGCGTTTTTTCATCGTTGGCAGGATATGATATGATTATGTCTAATATTCATTGGACGGCGGCAACAATGACAGCAGATTTAACGCTTGACCTTGTTTTAAATTATGAATTTCCGTCAAGTTCTTTCACATCTTTTAATTGTCCGGGAGTTGCTTAACATGACGAATGAAATTGACGTTAAAAAATATATCGGGCGCGATTATTCCGACATTGATTGCTATTCGCTTTTTTTATCGATTGAAAAAGACCTCGGATATAAATTGCCGGATTTAAGGAAAAGCGCAAAAAACCGCGTCGAACGCCAAAAGGAAATTGCCGAAGGAAAGAAAAATGCCTGTTTTAAAAAGGTTGACAAGCCTGTTATCGGATGCGCGGTTATCATGTATCACAACGACATTCCGCAACATATCGGCGTATATATCGGAAATAATAAAGTGATACATTCGACGGTTGACCGGGGCGTTGTTATTGAAGAATTAAGGACTTTACAAATTGAAGGGTTTTATAAGGTGGCAAAATGAAAATTTTATTTTATGAACATATAGCATCCGAAGTTTGCAAAGAATACGAATTAAAGCGGCGTTGCAAATATGAGACAATAATAAAAAAACTTGGCTTTAAAAAAGGTTCGTTTGTCATCATTGACGGCGACGAAACTTTATATTATCCCGATTGCAAACAATTATCACCGCGAAAAGATATTATCGAAATAAAACGAGTTCCGCAGAAAAAGGCGGGCAACATCATTCAGGCGATTGTTGGCGCAATAATGATTGTTGTTGGCGCGTTGACGTCATGGAGCGGCGGTGGGGCATTGATTGCTTCGGGCGTTGCAATGATAGTCGGCGCGGGCGTTTCGGAAATCATGGCGCGACGGGCGAATGACCCGACAATGCAAATGGAATATCAGATGGCGGAAAGATACGGTTTGACAGGAACGTCAAATCGGGTTTCGCTTGGCAGTAAATACCCGGTTATTTTTGGCAAACACGTTATAACGCCGCCGATTGTGGGCAATTATTACACGGAATTGGAAAACAATACAGGCAAAGGTGATCAGTTTATGCGCGTCTTGCTTTGTGTCGGTTATAATCAATTAAAAGTCACGGATTTTAAAATCGGATTAAATGAGTTGGCGTCAAATTCGGGCGACGTCCGAAATGGCGTTATTCCGAAAACTGGCACTTATGATGCAGACATTGAAATTCGGCAAAATGGTTTATATCCCGATTTATACCCTTATCGGAAATATGAAGAACAAATTTCCGCTGAAATTCGTTATTATGAAGGGGAAAATTACACGGAAACAAGAACGACCGTTAAAAACACGACCGGAATTTATGTTATAATAACGTTTCAAGGGTTATACGCGTTAAATTCCGAAGGTTATTACTGGTATGCAAGCGCAACAATCGGCGTAAAATATCGCCCGAAAAGCGGCGGCGCGTGGACTATCGCCGAACAAAAAACATTTTCTAACAATAAAAATGAAGTTTTGCGATATGAATTGAAAAAGACGTTTTCGGCGGCGGAAATGGCGGCGAATCCGTCAGGCGAATGGGAAGTGATTGTATATAGAACCGCGCCCGCGTCCGAATTATCGGCAATCGTAAATAAGGCATTTTGGGCGACTTTAAGAAGCGACACGGAAGAAAGACCGATAATTCAAAAAGAATTGGAAAAAATGTGCGTTGTTGCTTTCCGTATCAGGGCAAACGAACAAACAAATGGAATTTTAGACCAGATTAGCTGTACCGCTCAATCTGTATTCCCAGTATGGAATGGAGTTGATTGGAATACGAAATCGCCGACAAGCAATCCGGCAAGTTGTTATGTCGGGGCATTGACAAGTAATTTTCTGACAAGAAAAGTCGCAAGCGACCGCATAGATTGGGACGCATTACAGACATTTTCCGAATGGTGCGATACAAACAATTATGAATGTAATGGCGTTATTTCAAACGGCGAGCAAGTTTTTAATATATTGAATAAAATCTTGCAGACATCAAGGGCGAATTTTTATTTAAAGGACGGGTTATATTCCTTGACCCATGATACATTTCAGATAAATCCCGTTGCTTTGTTTACACCAAAAAACAGCAGGGATTTTTCGGCACAAAAACTATTCCCGAATCACATTGACGGCATTGATGCAACGTTTAACGATGCCGCCAATGATTGGAAAGCCGACAATCAAATTATTTATCCTTATGGATATACGGAAACCGGAAACGAAACCAATCAAGAAGCGAATATATGGGGCGTGACGAGTTTTGCGCAGGTTGTCAAATTATGCCGTTATATTTTAGCTTGTAATCAGTTGCGCCCGGAAAGTTATAACCTAACTGTCGGGATAGAACATTTTAGTATTCCGATCGGGGCGCGATGCTTAATTCAGCATGATGTTTTACTTGTCGGAATTACAAGCGGGCGAATAAAAGCAATCGACGGGCAGAAAATCGAAGTTGATGAAGTAATAAAGATTGATGATTATGACAAGACATACGCGTTAAAAGTATTCCGGCGGGATGGACAAATCGTCAATATTCCGGTCAATACGCCGACATTTGCGACAAATACATTGACAGCGACAAACGCATTTACAGCGGCGGCGGGTGATATTTACGCCTTTGGCATATCGGGCGAAGAAACTATTGATTGCATTGTTACGGGAAAAACAATCGGCGACAATCTATCGGGAACGCTGACTTTTATGCCGTATGCGCCTGCCGTTTTCGATTGCGACACGCAGGCAATCCCGTCTTATGAACCGCATATCACAAAGCCAATCCCGCAAGGCATCGCACTTGTCGGCGATTATTTAAGCGCGACAAGAGGCATCCAGTATCAAGACGACGGCGAAGTATATTTTGATTTTTCCAATTATGCCATGCACGATGACGACGGCGACTATTTTTTCAATCGCGGCACGTTGTTAAATCTTGGAAAAGGATATTGGAATAATTTAACGTTCAATTATGACGGGTTATACTGGTCAACGGCGGCGGGTGCGGGAAGTGTCAATTTTAATGTTGACAATACGCTTTATAAAAACACGTCGATTTCGTTTTTCATGAAAGACTTGGTTTTATCGGCAAGCCGAAAGGCGATTGCAAGTTATCAGGATTCGGTAAATAAGAACACGCTTGAAATTTACACCGAAAACAATTCCCTTTATGTAAATTGTCAGAATTATATTGCGGAAATAACCGGTTTTGATTTTACGGAAAAACATCATTATTGCATAATTCGGGATATTGAAAACACGGGATTAAGTATTTATATCGATGGCAATCCTTATTTGAAAGATGTCGATTTCGGAACATTTACATATAACCTAATCAGCGAAGACGGCGACAATCTTGTTTCGGAAGACGGCGACAATCTTGTTTCGGAAGATTACGCAATCGGCATTGAAGATCTTGACAGGCAGGTTGATTTTTATTTATTCGATGACATTAATGGCGGAAGCGGCGCGTCATGTTCTTTGGCAAAGTTTCGCTTGTATCGGCGCGTTTTGACCGACAAGGATATTGATATTTTGTCGTCCGATGGTATAATAAGCACGACAATGGAAATTTTAAACCGCTATCTTGGAGTTTATGTCGACGCGCCCGATGAATCAAAACTTGGTGATACGTTTGATTATTCAGGCGTCACGAATACTGAATTTATAAACGGGAAAAGATACTTGCGGACGCTTGCGGGTTGGGTATTATATGGAGAATAACAGAAAATGACAGATAAAAAATTATCAGATTTTACAGAAGTAACGGCGGCCGAAGTTTCAAAATTGCCTTGTCTTTACTTAGACCAAAACAACGCAAATAAAAACGGCTTGTTGGATTTCGCGGCTTATGATGTAACATTAACGCATATTGCAGGCGCGGAAACGATTACGGGAAATAAAACGTTTTCAGGCAATACAGTTTTTTCAGGCGGCACGACATTTAATAATGATATAAACGCAAACATTACAGGCGAGGCGGCAAAAGCAACAAAAGACGGCGATGGGAATATTATAAGTTCGACTTATGGCAAATTGGCCGCGGCAAATACATGGAGCGCGGCAAATATATTTTCAAATTCAGTTTCTTTGGGTTCAAATGCAACAGTTACCGCGCCGAGCGCGACGGATTCAAGTACAAAAATCGTTAATTCGTCTTGGGTCGCAAATCATAGATGTAAAACAAAGGCGACAACGACTTCAACGGCGTCGGCAAATGCGCCCGCGTATATAACAGAAAATTATTGCAACGGAACGGATTGGTATCGGGTATGGTCGGACGGTTTCATCGAACAAGGCGGAAGATGTCCGACGGGTTCTACAGGGACAAAGACGGTTAATTTTTTAAAACCTTTTTCTGATACGAATTATTGCATTCAAAAAACTATGTCGTCGACTAATACAAATTATATATCGTTTAATTGGGTTTCATTTTATAACCTAACCACAACTACAGCGCAGACTTATAACGGAAATACTGAAGGTTATTGGTTCGCTTGTGGTTATTAATTAAAGGGGGAAACATGACAGAATATTATGTAGGACAGATATTTATCGATAGTTATCCGCCAGAAGCGGCGTCATGGTGCAACGAAACAGGAAACAAAATCGAGGAAATAGAACCAACGCAAGAAGGCGCGAGACGTTTTCAAATTCAGGAAATTATAATTACGGTTGAAGAACAGAAAACAGACGCGCGGACAATTCGCGACGAATATTTTGGCTTGTATGTCGATTGGTATCAATCAAAGCCTTTATTGTGGGCGGAAATGTCGGAAACGGACAAAACCGATATTGAAAATTATCGGGAATATTTAAAACATTACACCGACGCGCCCGAATGGTGGTTGAATAATCCGAAAACTTTTGACGAATGGAAGGCCGGAAACAATGGCGAATAATAACGGCGACGATTTGGAACGGTTAATCATCTTGGCAAATAAAGTCGCAAAGCCATATTTAATCACGGTTTGGATTTTGGCCGTCCTTCTGATTTTGTCGCTTGGCGCGAATATTTATTTGGCGGCGTATAACGCGGAAATCACCATTGAACAAACAAACGATAATTCAGACCATAATAATAACGGGATTAGAAAATAATGACAAATACGGTTTATTATAAAGGCAGGATTCGCCGGCGGTCAAGAATCCGCATAAAACAGACAGGCAACGGACGGAAAAGAGTCCGCATAACTAAAAAAAGATGAATATTGAAAATCGCGCAACAAAGATTTATTTAAAAAACTTGCCGCCCGTCGAAGCATACGAATTAATTATTAAATGTAAAATACCGACGCCGCAAAAGGAATGTCTTTTGGCTTTAATAGCAGGGAAAGAAGGTTTTAAAGGTTGCGATTATTTGGCCGACAATTTCAATATAAATCTTGGTTACTGGACATATTTACGGCGATTGAAAGAAGCGTTGCAAATGTTTAGAAAAAGTGTAAAATATTTAAATAATCAATAAAAATATAAAAGGATTATTTAAAATGATTTATGCTTATTTACGTGTAAGTACGGAAAAACAAGACGAAAACAATCAGAAAGAAGGGATAATTCGATATTGTGATTATATGCGATACAAAATCGACGAATATTGTATCGAACGTGGGACAAGTGGAGCAAAAGATTATAAAAGCCGTAAATTAGGCTTATTAATCCGAAAACTTGTCGACGGTGATTTGCTTATCGTTTCCGAGTTTACAAGATTGTCGCGTGATACGTTTCAAATGTATGAAATTTGCAAACGTCTTGTAGATAAAGGCGTAAAGGTTTTTTCTGTAAAAGATAACCGCGGCTTTGATTTGTCGCCAGAAGGTAAATTTATGCTTGCGATTAATTGTTATTTTGCGGAAAAGGAACGCGAGCGGATAAGACAAAGGACAATCGAAGCATTACAAAGGAAAAAACAAGAGGGCGCAAAATTAGGACGACCTAAAAAACCTATTACCGAATTTTTAAATCGCCAAAAAGATTATATTAAACAATCAATCGAGGGCGGGATCTGTATAAAAGATATTGCAGAAAAATTAAATACGAATCCGCAATATTTAACCAGATTTTGCCGGAAAAATAATATAATTTATCCGAGTAAGCCGGAGATGTTATGGAAAAAACAAAATCAATATAAATACGATGTTTTGCAATTAAGAAAAAAGGGGTTAACTTATAGAAAAATCGGCGAAGAATTAAATATACATTATTGCTTAGTTGCTAGGATTTGCAGGGCAAACGACGCGGGTATAAAATTAAAAGTTAAACGTAAAAAGCAAGAAAAATTATTATTAATGTATTTAGGGGGCAAAAATGCAAGATAAAGAAGAAAAATAAGGGTTCGTTTTTACGAACCTTTTTTTATGCCAGTTTATTGACAGTTTTTTTAACCGTCTTTTTGTTATCGTTAATTTACGCAGACAGAAAGGAACGGTTAAATGTGGGGAAATCAGCAGAATTTTAACAATTTTAACCGCGGCGGGATTATGCCGCAACAATCATTCGGCGCGCCGATTCAGCAGATTCAAGACGTTCAAAAAACGGCGCAATTTTATTCCGTAAATAATCCGCAGGAAATGGACGCGATACGGCCGGATTTAAACGTTATTTACATTGGCCTTAATAAAACAAAAAAGGAAATTTACGTTAAACAAATGGCATTAGACGGGACAATCCTTTCCGAAGTCTATAATTTGGCGTCGAACGAACAAAAGCGCGATGATCTGAACGTCGTTTTGGAAAAACTGGCAAACATTGAAAAGAGGTTAAGCGACAATGAACGGAATTTTGCAGATGTTAATAAACAAGTTAATGGCGGGGCAGTTACAACAAAATCCGCTTATGAATCAATTTAACCAAATGATGGCGGGAAAGAATCCTCAACAACAAATTCAGACGCTTATCAATGCGGCAAAATCGCGGGGAATAAACGTTAATGATAAATGTTTCACCGACGACGATTTAAAAATGCTTGGTTTGAAATAATCCCTTTTTACAGGTGAATTTTTTAACAATTTTGAATAAAAGAAAGGGTTTAATACAATGGAAGGAACGGCAAATTATAGCTTATCGGACATTGCGGCCATGATGGGAAATCGGAACGATGGATTGTTTGGCGGCGGTTCGGGAATGGGCGTTTTAATCATTCTGTTTTTTTTGATTTTTGCGGGCGGTTTCGGCGGCTTTGGCGGTCAGCTTGGCGGGTCGGCGGTTGCAACGTCCAACGAAGTACAAAGAGGATTCGACAACCAAAATTCTATGGCAAACGAGCGGGAAATTTTGGCCGCGGTTAATGCCGGAACGGCGCAAAGCGTCGCCGCGACAAATCAAGTTTTCCATGATTTGATTGGATATGTCGGCGAAAAATACAACGAATTGGATCGGGACGTTTTAAGCCTTGGCAACGGTATTCAGACGGCAATCGCAAACCAGAATCAATGCTGCTGCAATACTTTACGCGCTATCGACGGCGTGAATTATGCGAATGCGCAGAATACCGCGGCGATTAATGCCAACACAACGGCGCAGACGCAGAAAATCTTAGATGCTTTGGCTCAAAACAAAATTGAAGCTATGCAGAACCGCATTAATCAGCTTGAATTGAATAACGCGGTCGCCGGTGTCGTCCGTTATCCTAATACTTTCAGCTATAACGCAGGCCCTTCGCCGTTTTGCGGCGGTTGCGGTTGCGGCGGATTTTAACCGATAACGGCAAAGAAAAACAAAAGGCAGGGACTTAATATCCCTGCCGTTTATTTAATCAGAAAGGGCAAAAAAATGACTTGCAATTGCAATCCGAATTTTCACAAAGTAACAAATTTATCGAGTGTCGGCGAGGGAACGCAAACCGGCGTTTTGATGACGGTTACCAATCCGACAAATATTTCCAATCTTGACTATTTTGAATTGGTTTTATGCGTTAATCCGTCCGCAGTAGTGACAGGCGCGCCCGTTCCTTATACCGTAGAAATCAATGGGGCGGCCGTTGCCTTGAATAATAAATACGGGTTGCCGATTTATACAGACAGATTGAAAACAAGAAAGCGTTATTATGGCGCGTATGTCGTTCCGGCCGAAGGCGACGCGTATGTTATCTTATGGAATACGCCCGATTGTCCGGCCATGGCGGTTTCAAGTTTATAATCAGCAGGAAAGGAAAAAATCATCATGACGACATATAAAGAAATCGTTAAACAGTTATCCGAAGGCGCGAGCAAAGAGGACATGGAAAAATTGACAGATTTAACGTCGGATTTTTTGGAAAAAGTCGCCGGCGCGGATAAACTGATTATGAAAATAGATATGGCTTTAAATCCGCATTTCACAAAAGAAACAGCGGAATACGCCGTTTCAAAGATGAAAAACGAGGATAAAACTGAAGGCGGGCATTGGAATTACGATACAACGACAAGCGTTTTGAAGTCGAAAAATTATCCTTATAATCCGGCCGATTGGTTTTATACCTTAAATATGGTTTATTCGGATTATTACGAAGCCGGACAGACAGACGATTTTTATATTAAACTAGCAAATAATTTTTTAAAGGACAAAGACGCGCCGGCGGGCAAAGCTAAAATTTATTATTTGGCGATGAATAAAGGCAAAAAAGAATAAAATTTGACACGGGCGGCAATCTGAAATTATAATGAAAGAATTGAAAGGTCGTGACGAGGAAATGATTATGACAGCGGACGTTATATGGCAGATTGCAACGGGTGTTCTTATCCCGACGGTTATGTTTATTTTTAAGTATATGTCGGATTTGAAAAAGGAATTATACGATTTTAAAGTCTTTGTTTCCGGCAATTACATTAATAAAGAGGATTTGGGCCGGATCGAAAATAAAATCGACAATTTACAAACGTTAATAATCAACGTTTTGAAGGACGAAAAAATCAGATGATCCGCCCCGAATTATTATCCCGAGTAATGAAGCATGAAGGATTTGAAAGCAAGCCGTATAAGGACACGACAGGACATTTGACAATCGGTTATGGTCGAAATCTTGATGACGTCGGAATTACGGAAGCAGAAGCCGCGGAATTACTGGAAAACGATTTATTAAATGCCCGCGTTCAATGCTTTGCCATGTTCGCGGTTTTTTTTGCGGATTTATCGCAGAACCGGCAAGACGTTTTAATCGAAATGATGTTTAATTTGGGTTGGCGCAAATTAAAAGGATTTCAAAAAATGCGGCTTGCATTAGAACGGCGAAACTATGAAATGGCGGCCGACGAAATGTTAAACAGCCTTTGGGCAAAACAAGTCGGTCAGCGGGCGGAAACTTTGGCCGATTTAATGCGCAAAGGATAATAATCAAAAGGCGGATTTGTTAAGAACCCGCCCGAATTGAATTACTAACTTCTAAGGAATAGAAAAATTGTAACGGAATCCCGATTATTTGTCAATGCAAAATTCTTGAAAATCCATTTTATTAAGCGTACATTTGCGGAATATATCACGGTTAAAAGAATACAGGCTTTCACATTCGGCCGCAGTCGGTTCTCGATACCAGACGCATTCTGACGTTTTCAATTCGGTTTTACAGGCCGCCGGCGACAATAAAATCAGCATGGCGATTATTTTTTTTGTTTTTCCAACCATTCCAAAAGTTCCTCATTTGTTAAATTTTCTTTTTCCTTCGATTTTTCCGCTTGTTTTATTTGTTCTTTCAAGGTTTCAATTTCATTCGATATTTTGCCGGATTCCCGACAAAGGGAAATAATCGAAAAAAACATTAATAAAACGAGGCCGCCGAGTAATAATGCAATCATGGCCGGCGTTCCAGATAATCAAATAAATCGTTTATTTGACATTTTAGATACATGATAGTTCGGCCGCAACAACCGGCGGCGCATTCATGCGTTTCAACGGTTAAATATTCGGAATTATCGGCAATCTTGGTTATTTTGGATAATTCTATTATAACAGGCTTTTCCGATGCGTATTTTTGGCCGTTGATTGTATAAATTTTTTCAGCAGGGATAACAAAAACCTTTAAAAGACGGATTTCGCCGTTATCGGCCGCGGCATTTAATCTTTTTTCCATTTCGGCGCATACTTCTTTATAAGTTTCGCCGATTGTCTTTTTTTTCGCTTCACCTTTGGCAAGATAAAGTATATTATAAAGCGACAACAAATCCCGATTATACAGGGAAAACGGGAAATCTTTTTTATTTTCCATTGTAAAATCCTTTATTTTCAGCTATTGTTTAAAATCATGACGTTTTTAAAAGGCGGTTTTCGGCCGCCTTTTTTTATTTGTCTTTGTCGTCAACGCGCGTTGTTTCCGTTCCGCGGGGATTCGCCAAAGAGAAGTTATCCAAAATTTTAATGATAAGATTTAAAATTTTGTCGTCCTTGTCTGTTTTGGTTGCGCCGACGATTGTCGTGGCGATTGCAACAAGAACGGTTGCGGCGTGGGTCGGGTCAGCTTTTACCCAATCCCATGCGGCCGTTAATAAGTTCGTAATGATTTCCATAACATTTTCCTTTCATGACAGTTTTTTCGGATAAAATAATAATATATTATTTTCGCGTTTTTGACAATATATGAATAAATCCGTTTATTTTCGATTTCAGCAGGGTTTTATTTTTTTTGATATAGATAATATATTTTTCTATTTTCGCGCGTCACGGATAAAAAAGCCGCCCCGATTTCGGCGACGGAGCGGCTTTACCCAACATAAACATTTAACCGGCGAAAAGACAAAATTCTTTCAAATTAAATTAAACCCTTTCCTTGTTAAATGTTAATAATCCCCGCCTTTTGGCGGATTATCCGAATAATAACAGATTGCCGGCGGGCGGTCAATGGTATTTTCCATTTTGGAAATAACCACTATTTTTCTTTTTCCTTTTCGATAAAATCAATAATTTTGGATATTCGCATTGAAAGCCAAAATAAACCGACAAAAGGCGAAATTAAAAAAAACAAAACGCAGATAAAATCAATCATTTCAGCACCTTAATTTCAAAATCAATTTTCAATTATATAAATTTTTTAATGCTTCCTCGGTTAAATGGATATCTTCCGTAAATTTATTTATGTTTTTCAATGATTCTTGTATATTTTTATTAAAACATTCGATATCATCTAATAATTGTTTAATTGCATACTTAACCGCGGCTTTTTTACTTTTAAAACAATTATTATCATATATCATTTTGCCGGTATAATCGACATTCGGCCAACCATATTTATCCGTATAGGATTCTATAACCGTCTTTTTTTGCCAGTCAAAATAATAAAATTTTTTCATGCCGTCTATTGAATCATTATTGTTAATTATTTCCTTAATTGATCCGTCTTTAATCATACTATCCAATTTATCCCATATTTTCTCTAATTTTTCATTTCTTAAAGACTTTCTGCCCTCGTGAAAAGTATCTAAAGCATAACTTAATTCTAATGTATTTTTATTCACTTTAATTAACCCGGTAACATACGCACTACTAATACATAAAGAATCTTTTGCGTATTCGACAGTATAATCGGTATTTAATAATTGTTTTAATTTTTTCGCTTGCATGATACACCCCCTTAACACTATTTAAAAAAGTTGCAATTTTTTTTAATAAAAATCTTTTTTTGCCGCCATATTAAAGTTTTTTTAATTAACAAAAAATCAGTCCGACGGCCAATGCCGCGCCCATGACAAATTCCCCCAATTCCGTCACCAGTCCAAAAGGTTTATATTTCCAACCGACGGCGTAACCGATAGCAACGACAAGTCCGACAAACAATAAAAGCGGGTTAAACCAGTAAACAATCAGCGCAAGCGGGTATGTGTAACGAATCCACATAAAACAAAAATCAAAAGCGGTCCGATACCATAACCGCGCCGGAAATATCAGTTTTAACAGTTTACCGATAACGCCATAATCTTTGATTTCCTTGTCGGTGGGCGGGTATGAATGCCCCATGTCAAAACCGGCGTAAAAAGTCCGCGTATAGAAAAGCCATTGTATAACGGCGACGCAATAAGCGCAAATATAGACGTTTAAACCTTTAATGTAAAACAGATAAGAAAAAAGCGCGGCAATATTTAACAAGTGTAAAGTTATCCGATGTTTTAGGATCGGCAATCCGAAACCGTCATCACCAAAGGCGCGACGCCATACGGATTCAAAGACGACAAAAAGGCAATTAATAACGGCGTTAAACATGGAAAAACGCCGCCATCGGACAAAAAAGTAAACAAAAATAATCCATTACCCCTTTCCTTTTCTGATTGTTAATAATCCCATGTTTTTAAATGGTTAAGACGGCCGAATTGTCGTCGGTTTTTATTTCTGATAGGCCTTTCATAATTGCGCAACCTCGCAAGATTGCAAATTGTTAAAGGTTTAAATTATCCGGCCGCCTTTTTTAAATTTTAAATTTTTCCGGCCAAAATATCAATAATTTTCGACAAAGGCAAATTGATTGCAAGCGTCGTCCATGTATTATTTACATTGTAATTAATAACGGTTTGGTTCGGCGTGAACGCCCGCCGGATTTCGTCAATGCTTTCAACGTCAATTTCAGCGTCTTTGCCGTCTTGACGGTTTATCAAATATTTGTTCGGGATTTTTATTGTCAGCATGATTATTCCTTTATAAATCAAAACTTTCTTGTTTATCGTTTTCTTCTTCGATATCAAATTCTTTTAAATAATCTTGCAAATGTTCTAGGACATGGCGCATTGTATCAATTTCAAAGTCCGCTTTCTTTTGCGTCATCTTTCCGGCGGATATCCAACGCGGATAAACGCGTTCCCGCATTTTTACTTCGCGCCTTACACATTCAACCATTTCATTAAAATATTCAGCATTATAATTTAACATCGTTTAGTTTTCCTTTCATTTCTTTAGCAATAAAATTTAATAATTCAGGGATAGACATACAAATTGTTATTTCGTGTCGGTCGTGATTTAAAATCATAGACAATACTGTTTCAAAATCTTCGGTTCTAGTAATATCGCAAATACGGTCAAAATATATGGCTTCATCTTTATTCTCTTTATAGCCCTCGCCATAAACATAATATTTTGTAATAAATTCTTTTGGAATAATTACCCAGTTTTTTAACGGTTTTTTTAAAAATGAAAAAACGTCTTTTTTAGTCATTTTTTTTATTTTTCCTTAATCCCGATTAAAAATCAAAAGCGTTTTGATAAAAAGTGTTATTTATTCTTTTTTTTGCTATTTCATACATGGCCGGATCTATTTCAATCCCGATAAATTGTCGATCCGTCTTTTTGGCAACTATTCCCGTCGTTCCGCTTCCCATGAATGGATCAATAATCAAATCGTTTTTTTTAGTAAAATTTTCGATTATTTGAAAAACAAGTTTTTCCGGGAATCCTGCCTTTATATTTTCGTTGTGTTCTTTTTTTATTTGCCATATATTATTTACCCCCCCCCCTAGGAAATTGCGCATTGTCAAAGGTTCTGCATTTTGGCCGGATATTTGAAAAGCAAAAAATAAATTCAAATTGACTATTTAAAACGCCTTTGTTTATCGACGGCTCTGAATATTCTTTGTCCCAAATAATAACGTCTTTTAAATTTTCCGAAAATTCGTTAATAAGTTTACATAATGCGATTTTGTTTCCCGTTATCATCTGAATATTATAAAAAACATAATCGGATATTTTTAACGATTTTTCTATAAATTGACGTTGAAAATTAAAATAATCGTCCATAGATAAATCATCATTATAATTTTTATATTTATTTGAAAGATGATTTTCATTGGAAAATGATGATTTCCACCTTGAAACATACTTGTTATTTTGCACTTTTAAACACATATTGTAAGGCGGCGACGTTATAACGGCATCAGCCTTTATTCGGTCGGCAATTAATTTGTCTAATTCAATTAGACAATCGCCGTTAATTAATTTTTCCGTCCTCATCTTTTGTTTTTCCTTATTCGTTTAAAATTAATCTTATAAATGCGCCGGCTGACATTTTTAATATTATTCTTTGTTCGGTGCTTCCGTTTACGTGCATTGTTCGCTTGTTGGTCGTCTTAATCGGTAAACATTTAACTTTTACAGCGCAAGTTTCCGTATTAATTGCCGTAACGTATCTAATAATATTTACGGATATTTCAAGATTTTCTTTCAATTCGTATTTTCTTTTATTTACAGATATTATTTTATCCGCCGGGATCTCAATCGTCCTTTTTTCTTTCAGATAATAATAATTTAAAGTATTTTTCCACATAGCATTTAGTACATTCAATAAACCAGTTTTATAAAATGCTACATTTACGTCTTCAATCTTCATTAATTCGTCGGCGTTTTCCTGCAAGATTTCAATTAAATCTATTGCGTTGCCGGTGTATAATGTAAAATCGTTTTTATTGCTCATCTTTTCCAGTTCCGCGGCAATCGCTTTTTTCTTTAATTCGTTTTCAGTCATTTTCATCGTTCCTTTACTGTCAAATAAATTTCGTCTTTTCCGTTGTCGCCTTCTTTTTCGGATCTCCATTTATAATGTTTCGTAATATATAAATCATAAACTTGGGAATCATCAGCGAAAACAACGTCATTCATGGCGTCAAGGATAGATTTTGCGATATTGTCAACGTCCGGCCGCCCAGTTACAGGTTCGCCGCTTTTTTCGTATTTTTCCTTTTTTGTAAATGATTTCGGCAAATGAAAAGTCAAATGGATTGTAACCGCAACAGGCTTTTCAGCAGGAATTTTAGAATATTGTTTTTCCTTCATGATGTCTTTTATCTTTGCCCGTACAGACGATTCAAATTTTTTCGTTGTTTCCGGCGTGTATGCCGTAACAAATGCCCCGCGCTTGGCGAAACGCGGCCGGCCTTTTCCAACAATTTTGTCAATTTCGATTGCATAAATTTGGGTCATCGTTGCGCCTTCCTTTCAGCGTCGATTATAATTTTCGTTCCTTTGTCTTTTTCATATTTCATATATTCATCAAAGATTATTAATTCAGCGGATTTTTTCTTTTTCATTTGTTTACTGTCCTTTCTTAAATTCTTCCATTCTTAATTCGCGTTCGATTTGCGTCGCCTTCGCCCGTCGATAAGCATTTTCAACAGACATTCCCTTTTTATGCAAATTGCGGTAAAAGTTGGCGCGGTCGTTATGGTTCGGAAATAGTTCAGAAATATATTTACCGTCATGTTCCCAGATTGTCCGATTATGGACATAATCTTTATAATTCCGGCGTTTTCCCTTTCCTTTGGCGGTTGTTTCCTTTGTCCGTTTATAAGCGTTATGCCAATCAAGTCCGTTATGTATAAGCAAAATAAAATAACTATAATCAGCGGCCGACAGAATGCGATAAACCGGCACGCCATCAATTTGATATTTGCAAAAATGATTTTTATTTTTCTTTTCCATTTTTCCATTTTTCCCATTTTAATTTCCGTAACTTTTGAACCTTCATTGTTCTTTCAACGGCTTCTTTAACTGTTAATCCATTATGGCGCATGACATAAAAATAATTTCGATCTTTTTTATCTTTAAATAAATCGCGGATTGATTGTCCTTTATAAAAATATTTCCTATTTTTGGCCATTATCGGTTGTTCAGGCTTGCGTCTTTTTTCGTTTTTTGTTTTTTGCGTCAAATCGTATGCGTCGGCAACCGACATTCCTTTTTTAATCCGCGAGATGAAAAAATTATAATCCCGAATATTTTGAAGCAATCGGGCAATCGGAATCCCGTTTAATGTATATTTTACCTTCATCTTTTTAACCTTCATAATATCGTTAAGATTTGCCATGCAATAAATACGGACAAAGCGTTGGCGAATAATATCGTTTCGACTATATCCGCCCAGTCAATAATTATTGCTTCAGTTTTTTTCATCATTTTTTTTAAGTCCTAAAATATCTAAAAAATTTAAAATTCTTTCGTCGGATGGATTTTCAGTTCCGGTCACGATCCCGACAAATTTAATTATCTTTTTTTTATCCGCAACAGATAATCTTTTCAACGTTTCCGGCGTGATTGGCGGATTAAATTCAATTCTATTCGGGTATAATTTAACTTTTTCGTTGTCTTGCTTCATTTTTGGCCTTGGTTAAGGCGGGAATTAAATCCCGCCTTTCCTTCTTTATTTCCGATATAATTTAAAATGTTCGGCGGCGGCGTCTTCCATTTTACAGACATAGGAAAAATCGCGCCCTATATATTCAGGATACAATTCTTTTAATCCGGCAAGTGAAAAACAGGTGATATAAGATTCGCCGCTTTTTTTCTTCATTATCAGCACGGCATAATTCGGAATGTTGTCGTTGCTAGACATACCGCCATAATTTAAAACAATCGCGCGGTCGTTTTCTTTATTTTCCAGTATGTCGCCGGTTTCATATATACATTTCATAATTGCCCTCTTTTCTATCCGAATAAAATCGAATTGCCGTCATCTGAAACCGTGACAGATGGTTCGGCCGTTATCGGTTGGCCGTTGGCCGTGTATTCCGGCTTTTCATCTTTTACGGGTTCGGGATCAGCGGCCGCCGGCGTCGGTTCAACGTCAACAGAATCGACATAATTGTAATTTCCGGCCGCGTCGATTGACGCCATGTCAGCAGTATAAGCCATCTGAAATTCAATACTCATTGCGCCCCATTTGCCGATTAGTTGGCGTAACATGGTTTTTTTCGCCATTTCGTCAAATGCTTTTTCCCAAAAAGTATAACCTTTTTTGGCCGCATAACCTTTGGAATATCTTAACGCGTGGCGTTCCATTTTGGATTTAGACCAGTAAAGCGTTTTTCGGAAACCGTTGGCAAGTTCAAAAAAAGCATAATAACCGATTGTTTCAGCTTTTTCCCGCGCTTCTTCGTCATCTATTAAATTGACGTCGATTGTTTCTTCCAATGCGTCATATTTAATCAATTCGCCTTTCTTTATTTCCATAACATTAAGGCGTTTGTATTGGCCGGTTCTGATCGCGAGTTGTATATATCCCTTGTAACCGAGTTGAAATTGCGCAACCTTCCGGCCGTTTTTATTGTCGTTATACGGGACAATATAAAACTGGCTTAAAGTTCCGGCCGGCGATAATTTCATTGTTTCGCCGAGTAATGCGGCCGACAAGATAGATGGATTGTCGCATTCTTTCAGCGTTGGATTTGAATTGACGGCCGCGATAATTGACGCCGAAAATTTAATTCCGCGTTCTTCACCCAAAACTTGATTTATTCTTGTTTTCACGGCGTCGCTTGTCATATATACGCCGAAATTTTGTTTATCTGCGGGGATTATGCTATTTTTTTTGGTTAAACTGTTATTCATTTTCTTTTCCTTTCAGTTAGTTAATTTTTTCGATATTAATGCCGTTGACGCGAATAAAATCACGCAGGGCAATTAATTGTTTTTCCGTTCCCATTACTTTAAAACAGGCGGTATAAATAATTTCCGTTTTTGGCGGTTCAAAATTGGTATCGTTTGCCGGTACAGATACCGCCGGCGCAGGTTTCGGCGGTTCTATTTTCCTGTCAAGCGTTTCCAGTTTTTTCGCCGTCTGAATTGCCGCCGACAGGCTTTTGGATTGCAAATATTCGTCCAATGCCGCGGCGCGGTATTTTTCCGAAATGTCGGCAATCACTTTCAGATCATTTTCGGCCTTGATAACGTTGTCCAAAATCATCTGAATTGCCGATTGCGTTGAAACGGTCGTATTTAACATTTTTTCAACAAAAACGTCGTCGAATGTAAAATATTTTTTACATTCTGAATTGACGTTATTTTCCCAAAAGGCCATAAGTTCGGCCTTTTTGTCAGCCTTCTTTTTTTCGTCAACGGCTTTAATCTGTCCGTCGATTTCAGCAATCGGCGCATCAACGAGGGCGGTCAATTCCTTGATTTGCCCTTCAAAGGTTTCATAAGGGGCAAGACAACGTTTTTTTATGTCTTTGCGCTTGTTTTCCAAAGCGTCCTTAAATTTATTCAAGGTCGCCCTGTCTTTTTTGGCCTCTTTCATCTGTCCGTCGTCGTATGTTAATCCCTTGTATTTTTCAAGGGCAACGGCCAGTTCTGATTTCAATTCGTCAAAATTAAAATCGACGGCCTTCAAAAACGCTTCATCCGGAGTTTTAATTATAAGTTCCATTATTTTTTCCTTTCCTTAAAAGTTAGTTGTTTTATGTTTTGTATTTTATTAAATTTTATTTTAAATGTAAAGATAAAAAATATAAATTTATAAAATATTTTAATAAAAATCAAATTTCCGGCAAAATTAAATCCGGCCGCACGTCTTTTAAAACGTTTTCCTGCCAAAACTTAATTTCAGCCGCCCGCAAATATTCGATGTCGTCCTTCACGTCGGCCGCGTTCCAATAATAGTGGCGCGTTTCGATTTTCAGCGGATCAGATAATCCGTTTTTGATTTGCGCCTTTAAAATGGCGAAATCGGCCTTTGTTACCATTAAATAATGAAGGATTTGACAATAATAATTATCGGGAACGCGATTGTTCCACTTTTCCCAACCGGCCGAAGATGACGCCGCGGCCGTTTTGATTTCCAGAACGCCTTTTTTGCCGTCGGCGGTTTCGATTTCCGCGTCGAGGTTGGCAATCAAAAAATCGTATTCGGGATCATGAAGAATGTTAAAATCCTTATGTTCAACCTTATATTCGGGATAATCGAGCCGGAATAAATCTATTAGCAAAGGTTCTGCCGCGATCCCGTATTTTACTGCCGAATTGTCGGAAATGTCCGGCTTTTCTTTGCGGCCGGTTTTAAGTTCCCAAAGTTCAACGTTGCTTAACCATGGGTTTTTCCCGATTATGGCCGCGGCGTCTGATCCGCCGATGCCGCCTTTCCTTTTACTAAGCCATTCTGATTTATTCATTGTCATTGGCGGCCGTTCCTTCAAGGTCAAGTTCGCGAATATCAAAACCGATATATTCGCAAATTTTAATCAGCTTCGACAAATTTATATTTTTGTAATCTTTTACCCATGACGACATTGTAATATTCGTCACGCCCATAAATTTTGCTATTTCGGTTTGCGTTTTGCCGCTTTGCGCAATCGCGGCCTTCAGATTCAATTTTTTCATCTTTTTTTTCCTTCCTTTCGTTAAAAAGTTCTTAAATTTTAAATCATTTTATAATAAAAGTAAAGATTTTATTTTAAATATTTTTGTTATTAATTTAAAACGATTGTGGGCGGGTTTCCCCGCCCGTTTTTTTACTGATTATTTTATATAACAATGTCCGTTATAATCCATCATCGTGTTATGTATGCCGAAATAATCTGACATTGTGTCGGCGTTTGGATCTTCGTATAACATTCCCGCCTTCCGGCAAGCATTCATAAATTTTTCTTCAAAAGCGGCGTCGCCGCTTATATTTGCAATAAAATCAAAACCGCGTTGTTTATAACAACGGAAATTAATTTTAATTCCAAGGTCTTTGGCGATTTTGCGGATTGTTTTTCTTGCTTCATCTATTTGCATGGCTTTTTTCCTTTCAGTTAGTTTCGATTACATTTTTATTTATAACATATATTTTTAATAATGTAAAGATAAAAAATATAAAAAAATTTAATAAAAATAAAAAATAATTATTTACAAATAAAAATAAAATGGAAGGTATAATCAGCAGAAAGCCCCGTTAATTCGGGGCATAACTTTTTTCTTTATTTTTGGACAAAAATATTATATTATCAAAATCGCGATGATAAACAGTGAATTTTCAAAAGATGATTTTTTTATATGGCGTTCCTTTTTCCCTTATCACTGGGGGAAATTAAGCCGTCGCGGGCAGGAACGCCGCAAAAAAGGAATAATACATGGCAAAAAAAGAGCTAAAATCCGCGATAGATACAGACGACGCGGAATATATCGAATTTACGCAAAAACTAAAAAAACCGAATCCGAAATCAAAAGTTTCGGAAATTTTGATTTATCTTGTAAAGGTCATTGATCCCGACGCGCCGGATTTTGATTTAATTTTGGGATTGGCAAGTTTCGCAACCGCCAATAAACTAACCAACAAACAAATGATAAAGGCAATTAAAATATTTAAATATTATCTGAAAGTCGGGGTTTTATAATGGCGAAACAAGAAAAATTTATGTTTTATGAAAACTTTTTGGCCGCGATCGACGCATTGCCGGAAGAACAACGCGCGAAGGCTTGCTATGAATTTTGTAAATATGGCATTACCGGCGTTTTGCCCGATGAT